GACGAGGGCGATGAGCCAGCGCAGATCCCGCCGCGCCTCCTCGGCGGCGACGGCCTCGATGAGGTCGCCCAGGCGGTCGAGGTCGGCCCCGGACGGGGCCGAGGGCACCACGAGCAGATCGGCCACGGCGATGGCGGACACCAACATGGCGCCGACCCTCGCCCCGCCGGCCGGATCATGGGGCGTGTCCACGATCACGAGGTCATAGCCCTGGGCGAGGCCCGGCAGGCGCCGCGGCAGGTCGGGGCGGTGGTAGGCGATGGCCGGCACCATGGCGTGGGGCCAGTACTCGCCCGCCCTCGTCACCCAGCTCATGGCGGTCGCGCCGGGGTCGGCGTCCACGAGGAGCGTGCGGTTGCCGGCACCGCCGGCGTGTAGTGCTAATTGCACCGCGGTGGTTGTCTTCGCGGTGCCGCCCTTGACGTTGCCGACCACGATCGTCGGTGGACCCATGATGCTCATCTCCTCAGTTGAGTACTTGAGAGGATGAGTATATGAGGTTTGTCTAGTTCACGACGGGGTAGCTGTAGAGGACCTCGCGCTCCTCGTCGCTCAGGTCGGCCACCTCGATGGCACCCGGGCTCGGCTCGGGCGGATTCATGGGCTTCTGAGGGGCGACCCACCCGACGCGCTTGGCCAGGTTGACCTCGGCCGGCGAATGCATGTTGTACCGGCGGGGCCCGCCGTCGGTCATCACCAGGGCGAACTGGCCGCCGCTATCGGTGAACAGGACACACGGCGTGGAGTGCGTGGCCAGCTTGGACACGATCGCGTTCGACAGCACGGAGCGCATCTTGTTCCAGTCGTCTTCGGTCATCTCATCTGCTCCTCCGGGTGGGGGGTAGCCGAGCAGGGGGGCCCGGTCGAGGTAGCCGGTCGGGTCGATGCGGGCGCCGTTGTCCCAGAGCTCGAGGTGGGCGTGGCTGCCGGTCGAGGCGCCGGTGGATCCGATGTAGGCGATCACCTGGCCGGCGTCGACCCACCCGCCCCGCACCGCATAGTCGGAGTGGTGGAACGACTTGAACCGGTCCGGGCCGTTGTCGACCCAGAGCCAGTTCCCGGCGCCGCCGGACTCGTAGCCCGTGGTGACGTTGCCCTCGAACGGGGCGATGAGCGGGACCCCGTACGGGGCGCCGTAGTCGACCCCCCCGTGGAACGAGCTCGCCGCGCCGGTGATCGGGTCGATCCGTTGCCCGTAGCCCGACGTCTTCGGATAGGACTCGAGGAGCGGGAACCACGTCAGCTCTCTCATTCACTCATCTCCTCATCTGAGGGGGGATCCTCGTCGAGGTCGTTCCACCAGACTCGCAGCTCGAGGCGCAGGCCGCCCCGGCGGTAGCGCCACACGGCGGCGCCGAGGACGGCGCCCAGGGCGACGAGGCCGACGGCGACCGCGGCGGAGGGGTCCACGTCATGTCCGGATGATCCGCATGAATGCCGGGCAGAACTGGTCGATCCCGCCAGGGCCCGCTTGTACGGTCCCGCTCGTGCCGCCGACGGTGCGCCATCCCACCACTTGGTAGGTGTGGTTCCCGGCGGTCGGGGTGATCCGCCGGCGGAACGTCGCCCCCACCTGAATCTGCGGGGATGTCGCCAGGACATGGCCGAAGTAGCCCAGGTCGGTGTTGCCGTCCCAGAGGTTCAACATGACCGAGGCGCCGGCGGCGTTCGGGGTGAGGATCCCCGGCGAGGAGAACTCGACGATGACGGGGCGACCGTCATAGGCGACGGCGGACCCGGCGATAACCATCTGCGCGGCGCTGGCGGCGCCGTTCGTGAGCACCACCGGCGCGGTGATCTGGTTGTAGTACAGCTCGGCGGGGATGGCGCCGTTGATGGCGTCGGCCACGCTCTTGCCCCAGGCCGAGGTGATCGTGGTGTTCGGGGTCGGGACGACGATGGCCACGGCGAGCTCCTTATCGGTGGTCCCAGGGGGACTGGTCCCAGATCGCCGAGTCCCACCGGCTGTAGCCCTGGGTCTGCTGGCCGGGGGCGCACTTGAGGGTGAGGGTCCACTGATCGAGGGTGATGTGATGCGAGAGCCCGTCGACGGTGGCGAGCACCTCGAGCGTCTCACCCCACCGGGACCGGACGAGCGCGATGCGTGAGCCGAGGTCGACGAGGTGGGCGAATTGGTACCAGTCGTCGTCGTCGGTGGGGACTCCGTCGAGCGGCGAGATGGTCACCTCGGCGTTCGAGAGGCGGGCCAGCATGAACGCGGCGATGGTGGCCGACCACGTGTCGGTGGTGTGGATCAGGTCGGTACGGGCGGTGGTCCGGGCGCCGTGGCGGGCCACGGACACCGGATCCGACACGGTCTGTGACGTGCCTCCCACGCGGGCCACGTTGATCACGTTCTTCACGTGGTCCCGGTCCGAGGTCACCGTGAACGAGATGGGACAGAGCGTGCCGGGGGCCTCGTTGTGGTCGTCGGTGAACACGGCGAGCGGTTCAGAGAACTCCGGAGTGTCGATGCCGGGAGGGTCGACATAGCGGATCACCCCCGCCGGCGTGCACCACAGCACCCCGCCGTCGCTATCGGCGGTGAGCCAGGCCTCCTCGAGGGCGCCCTTCGCCAGGGTCGTCGCCTGCAAAGGGGCGACGCCGGCGGCGAGCTGGCGGTCGATGAACGCGGGTAGGGCGGCCTGGTCCATGATCCGACCGAGGCGCGGCCCGGCCGTCTCGTTCGCACCCTGGGAGGGTTGCTCGAGGCCGTTGGCGTCGCCCAGATAGCTGAGCGCGTCGGTGCCGGTGAGGCTGACGGTCGATTCACCGCCGTCGTCGGTCTCGCCGACGGTGCGGATGAACCCGGTGAACAGGGGCCCGGTGGCGGTGGCCACCCGGATCGGGACGTCGGGGCCGAGGACGGGCCGGCCCATATCGGATCCCGCGCTGTCGATGGTGTTCCACGGCGAGTAGGTGCCGGCGGGGTTGTCGAGCTGTAGCGAGACGCGCCCGGGCGCGGCGTGCTCGAGCGGGCCACCCCGGCCCCGTTCCACGGTGACGCCGGAGCAGTCGCAGGAGACGTCGACGAAGTTGCCGTAGTCGATGCTGTCCCATTTGTCCTGATCCCACTTCGCTTTATCCCATACGTCCTTGGCCCGGGGGAGGGCGAGGGTGACGTGCACGAGGTCCGCCCCCAGCGCCGTGCCGGCCACCGGCGGGGGGATGGTCGGCCACGGAATGCCCATCTCAGCGGACCGCGACGGTGAGGGCACCCATCGGGGCGACGTTGCGGGAGAACGAGGAGACCTGGCGGGCGACGTCGTAGCCGTCCGACCCCGGTGGCATCACGATCGTCAACGCCCCGAACGTCGAGAACCGGGGGATGTCGGGCACGTCGATCCGGTTGCCGCCCAGGCCCGGGATCCACTCCGGAAACGTGAACGACAGCGCGCCGATCGTGTTGTTCCAGAGGTCGGCGATGTTGTTGAACGCGATCTTGAACGGCTTGGTGATGAGGTCGGCCAGGCCGCCGAGGGCGGTGGTGATGAGCCCGCCGATCTTTCCCATGAGCCCGACCACGAAGTCGATGCCTCGTTGCACGGTGTCCTTCACGTTGTCCCAGGCGCCGGACCAGTCGCCCTTGATGATGCTCGTGACGGTCTTGATGATCCCCACCACCACGGAGAGGACGCCGCCGATCACCTCCGCGATGATCCCGAACGCGATCCGGACCCCGGCCATGATCGTGTCGCCCCACTGCGCCCAGAGGGCCTGGATGATGCCGAGCACGAACCCGACGATCGTGAAGATGATCCGCAGGCCGGTGCCGATGAAGTCGATCAGGAACGACACGAGCGGGGTGATGATGGCGGTGACCCGGTCGGCGAGGGCGGTGACGAGGTCGATGACGGCGTGCACGAACTCCATGATCTGCGCGCCGTGCGCGGCCCAGAACTCCTGCAACGTGGTGACCACGGTGGTGACGATCTCCATGACCGTGGTCGCGAGGTTGCGCACCGTCTCGATGATCGTGGCCACCGTCGCCATGATCTGGGTGCCCCAGTCGGCCCAGAACTGTTTGAGCCGGTCGATCACCGTGGTGATGATCAGGGCCAGGATCTCGATTTCCTTGGCCAGGTAGTTCTTCCAGAGGTTCACGACGAACCCGATGATCGTGAACAGCTCGTCGGACCACTCGTTCCAGAGGTCCATGATCACGCCGAGGACGGTCTGGAACACGTCCTGTAGTTGGGTGAGGGTGGGTTGGATGGCCTCCATCAACTTGGGCCATTCCTGCTCGGCCCAGGCGACGAGGGCCTCGAACCCGGGGAGGACTTTGTCGTTGATGAACGCGCCGATGCCGCCCATCACCGGCAGCAACTTGGCGCCGATCTGTTCCTTGAGCTCGTCGAACCCGATCTGTGCCTTTTTCAGGCCGCCGGCGGAGGTGTCGGCGGCGGCCTTGCCGGCGCCCTTGAACGTGTCCCTCGCCTTGGCCAGGGTGTCCTCGAGGGAGAGGGCGTTGCCGTCGGCGTCTTTGGTGGCGATCCCCAGCTTGGACAGCCCGGCGGTCGAGCCGAGCTGCGCCTTGGCGAGGGCGTCGGTGACGGTGGCCAGGTCCTTACCGGACCCGGCGGAGATGTCGGTGGCCAGGCCGAGGAGGTCCTGGGCCTTTTGCGTGTCGCCGGTGGCGGTGGCCAGCTTGGAGAGCGCGGGGCGTAGCTCGTCGTCCGCGATGGCCGCCGTCTTGGAGAGGGCGGTGATGTAGTTCTCGGCGCCGGCGACGGCCTCATCGGAGGCGCCGGCGGCCTGGCGGAGCTGTTGGGCGAGCTGGCTGGCGGCGGCCTCGTCCTCGGCGGCGGCCTGGGCGAGGTCCCAGCCGACCGCGGCGATCCCGGCGACGGCCCCGGCGGCGATGGCGGCGGGGCCGGCGATCCCGGCGAGGGCGCCGCCCATCGACTTGCCGGTGCCGTCGACCGACTTCTCGGCCTTATCCGAGGCGCGTTCGAGGTCGCGGGTGTCGCCGGTGAACTTGACGGCGATGTCGCGATCAGCCACTCAAACCCTCATTTCCTCAGTCGGGGAGGTTGCCGCCGGCGGCCCACTTAGCGGCGAGGTCGTCGAGGGTGCGCAGGTAGGCGCGGCGGAGGGCGGGCATCTCCCGGCGCAGCAACGGCCAGAACCAGTACCCGGTCCTACCGAGCCAGGGCGGGAACTGCTGGGTCGTGGGGCGGGCGCCGCCACCGAACTCGTACCCGAAGAAGACATCGCCGGCGGTCACCTTGCCCGTCGAGGATTTGACCTTGCGGGACCCGCCGGCGGTGAGGGCCGGGACCCGGTCCGACTTGCGTTTCACCGACCCGGAGGAGAGGGCGGCGCCCTTGCCGGCGTTGGCCGCGGCCGTGTTGAGCATCCCGATGATCCGGTCGACGTGCACGCCGGCGGCCTGGCGCAGCTCCCGGTTGGCATCCTTCCCGTACTGGTTGAAGGCGCGGAGGGTTTCGTCGAGGCCTTCGACCTTGACCTGGACTTTCACCGTCGCCTCCCCTGGGCCTGGCGCTGGCGGGCGTTGTTGGCTTTGAGCACCGCGGCGGCGGTGGCGATCGAGCGCGGATCCTCGTCCCACCAGTCCCGGGGGGCGGTGTGCGTCGCGATGGCGAGCTCGATCACGGTGCGCTCGACGGATCCGCGACGGTAGGGCGGGCCTGGGAATCCTCCTCGCGCACGATCGACCACGCCTCGCACCGGTCCATGAACTCGTCACGCTCGATGAGCGGGTAGTCCGGGTGGTGCTTCAACGCCTGCCAGGCGAAGTCGAACATGACCTCGTACGAGGCGATCCCCGCCGAGCGCAGCTCCTCGTCGAGACGGCCGCCGCCGCCGGCGAGGGCCCGGAGCCGGATCACATCACCCGGGCGGTTCACGACCCGCATCTCTTTGCCGTCGATCGTGACGTCGAACGTGAAGCTGAGGGAGAGCTCGGTCGTCACGCCGCGCTCTCCTCGTAGGTCGTCTCGTCCTCGGCCCGGACCTCGTCCCCGGCCGCCGTCGCCGTGGTGGTGATGGGCCCGAACGTCGGCGGCCCGTCGAGGCCCAACGTGAGGCTCGCCTCGGCGATCTCCCCGGCGGTCCCGCCGAACGCCCCCGGCTTGCAGCGCAGGATCCCGGTGGCCTCGGTCGCCTCCAGTGGCCACACGATGGAGAAGTCGGCGAGCTCGCCGTCGTGCTCGATGAGGAACGTCGACAGGCCGGGGTCGACCACCGGGGGCCCCGTCGCGCCCGTCGCCCAGTTCTGATCCCACGTGAGCTCGAGCGACCACGTCGTCGTACCGGTGACGGTCTTCTGACCGCACAGGCGTTTGCGAATCTCCTCGGGGGTGTCGGGGGTGAGGGTGGCGGCGGTGACGTCGCAGGACACGTCGACCGCCGTACCGGACCCGGAGGGGGCGGTGAGGGTGAGGGTGACGTCATCGAAGTAGTTGCCCATCTCACGGGCCTCCCGGTGTGTGGTCGATGGTGACGAGGAACGTGCCGGCGATCACCGGGACATCGGCGACCGAGGTCGGTTCTATCTGACCGAGCGGGCCGATCTGCCCGACCCCCGCCGAGCGGAGTCCCTTGACCGCCGCGAGGTAGCCGAGGGTGAGCTGGGTGAGGGAGGCCTCGAGGTCGAACCGGCCCTCGAGGACCTGCACCTGCCAGCGGACCTCGGCGACCGGGCCGGCCCGGCGGTTCGGTACGACGAACGGATCGGCCGGGCGGAGCACCACGGCGGGGGTGGCGGTGACCTCGGCCGGTGCCCCATGGCTGGCGGTCACCGCCGAGGTGCCCGCCTGGAACGCGGAGCGGATCACCTCGAGGAGCTCGGCCGGCGTCATGCGAACCCGAACGAGCGGCGGGCGCCGGCGAAGTAGTGGCGGACGTGGGCCATCAGATCCTCGGGGATGGCGGTCCCGGTGAACGCGTCACCGCCCACGACCCCGCCCGGTGAAGCGGGGTCGTGGTAGACGCGCACGCCCAGCGCGGTCAGACCGACGAGCGCGTCCTCGCCGGAGGGAAGGTCCGGCACCGGTGGCGCACTGGCGATGAGCACATCGCCGTAGATGAACCAGCGTACGAGCGCGACCGCGGCGCCGGCGGCCTCGGTCACCCTCGCCGGGGGGACGGGGTCACGCAGGCCGAGGACGGCCGCCATGCGGCCGGCCACCACGTCGGTGATCTCCTGGTCAGTCACCGGCCTTCTTGCGGGACGAGGAGCTCGAGCTGGAGGCGAGGGGGATACCGTCGTCGAGGACGACGATGCCGGCGGGGATGAACGCGGCGAACGCGCCCATGCCCCAGATGGCGACGTCCTCGCCGAGTTTGGGGATCACCGGCGCCGCCACCACGAACGGGCCGTCCTCCATCCACGCGCACGCCTGGGAGTTCGAGACGATCGCGGTGCCGGCGGCGAGGTCGGGGG